TATGAAAGCGCTGACTTTTTACAATTAATCGACACCCAGTTAGTTGATGACTTAGTTGGTCAAGCTGTAACCGCTGGCGTTACTGGTAGCGTAACTGGTCGCGCAGGTGTTGAAACAGACGCCACAAAATCACGCCAAACCAAAGACCCTCTTGGTTTAGCAAAGCGTGAATATCGTTGTTATCCCGTTGAGTGTGACACTCATATTACGTGGCAGCGAATGGATATGTGGGCGAAGTTCCCTAATTTTCATGAGAAATTCCGTGCCCATGTTCGCCAAGCTATCGCGCTAGATATCATCAAAATTGGTTTCAACGGCACAAGTGCTGCTGATGTCACTGATGCAGTAGCAAACCCGATGTTGCAGGACGTTAACATTGGTTGGTTAGAGTTGGTTCGCCGTGACAATGCAGCAAATGTGATTGTCGATGGTGACCAAAAGGTAGGTGAAGTGCGCATTGGTGAAGGTGGTGATTATGAAAACCTTGATCAAGCCGTGCATGATTTAACCCAAGCTATTCCGCTACACAAGCAAGTTGGGTTGATCACTATTATTGGCGATGAGTTGCTGGCAAAAGAGAAAAACAAACTCTATGCAAAGCAAGCCCATACTCCTAGCGAAAAAGGAAAAATTGAACTAGAGCAAGTGATTGAAACCTACGGTGGTTTAAGAGCTTACAAAGTTCCATTTTTCCCAGCACGCGGAATCATGGTTACCACGTTTGAAAATCTTTGCCATTACGTGCAATCAGGCTCAACACGCACAAGCATTGAAAACAACGCGAAGCAAAAGCGCGTTGAAGATTTCCAATCGCGTAACGATTGTTACTACATCAACGATATGGAACAAATCGCATTCTTTGAAGCAAGTTCAGTGAAGCTAGATAAGGTTCGTGACCCTGCTGTAATAGATGCAGATTTCGAACCGACAAATCCAGCGCATTACATTTGGTCATAAGCCGATAAGTAAAGTGTTGAATATCGGTGACCTGTTAACGCAGGTCACCAATTATTAAAACGAGTAGAGAACTTTTTGATATGAGCTTAGTAAAAAAACGCCAGCAACAAATTTTGCAATCAGGTGGCCAAGCACAGCCAACCGCTACACCAGTAGCAAAAGCTGTTAATGAAAGCATTGCACTAGACCGGCCAGAAGTAATGGCTGAATTTGACTTGTTCAAAGTGGCGATTGATGCAGACCTAGCCCAACTCAAAAAGATTTCAGACGTAAGCGATAAGCGCGATTACAAAGCCAAGGCAATTGAAGATAACGAATATATGGTTTATCTCAATAGCTATAAGGCTAGCGGTGCTAATCATCCCAATTCGGTTGTTACCTGGTTAGTGATCTGGTTGGTTGATTTAGGCCGCTGGAATACGGCGCTTGAATACCTGCCAATGCTTATTGAGCAAGAGCAGCGTTTACCAACGGCATTTAAAACCGAAGATTGGCCAACATTCTTTATTGATCAGCTTTATGACGAGGGTGCCAAGCACCTTGCAAAAGGCCGTGATGCTATCGAACAAAGCCAAGTGATGAAGCTCTTTAGCTACATGACTGCGCATTTTGAGCAACAAGAGTGGGTTGTTAATGAAGTGGTTGGTGGCAAGTTGTTCGCAATGGCGGCAAAGCTAGAGCAGACAACATTTAATTACGGTAACGCCTACAGCTATTGCACCAAAGCAACGGCGTTAAATGATAAAGCAGGTGTAAAAAAATTAGCTAAAGAGTTAGCCAAAGCCATTGGCAAAGGAACAGATATTTAACAGCTCTACCGCCTGTGGGCAATCAGCACGATTGGTTAATGCTTTAGCACTTTGCCATTAATGCTGATGGCGCCCACACCCATTTATCAATGTGAGAAGAAGTAAATGAATTTAACAGGAATGCCACAGGCTGACCCAGTAAACACCATCGTTACTAACAACGGTTTTTATCCTGATTTGGGCACTGCTGAATTTATTAATGACTATGCAGTTGCAACGGATTACAGCAACAGCGATGGCATGCTAACCACTCACATTGCATTGGCGATTGTTGATATTAATCGCCAGTTAAAAGAATTTAAAGCGTTGAACTGGTTGGCAGAAAGCCAACTACAAGACGTTACCAGCGATGTTGTTGCAGGTGTTAGCGAACTAATCACCCTATACAAACATGCGGTGTTTAGCTTAGCAAAAGCAATGATGCTAATTAGCCGCCTTGGTGAAACGCACCGAGATCAACGGGCAGCGCAACAGGTGCAAGCAAGTGACAACCAAGATTACTGGCAATCACAAAGCAATGATGCGGTTCGTCAAATGATCGGTGCGGCAAATAGTGGGGTTGAACTGCTATGAGCCAAAACCCAAGCATGAATAAATTACAACGTCTAGTTAGCTACTTGATTGATGCGACTTACAAAGGGCGAAAGCTAGCACATGCAGGTCAATTTGATAGTTGGATTGAGGGAGGGCGCATTGAGCCAGCCAGTAAGAAAATTAATGGTGCAGGTCTACTAGCCGCCCGTTTTTATTATGGCGGTGTGATCAGTATTAACCCATGCAGCGCACCGGCTGAATTGATATCAACCTATGTGAGCTTTTGGTTAATGAATAATGCGCAACGTGAAGATAGCAACGATGTTGAATTTAGTGCTGATTTGAACGATGACAACAGCATTGAACTTGAATTGACCATCGAAAGGTTTGTTGAAGATATTGAGCTGATTGAAAGTGCCACTGGCGCATTTGAACTGATGTTTCAAGGCGAGTTAAAGCGGTTTGATTTTGGGCTGCAAAGCTTATGGATTGCCGAAGAGTTCACCCTTGATGGGCAAATAGCAAGTGCTGACGTCTAAGGTTAACAACCAAAAAGCATTAAAGCAGTTAGAACTTCTAACACTTAACCCGAATAAGCGCAGACGTATTTTGCGCGGTGCAGGGCGCAAGGTTAGACGAGATAGTAAAGCACGATTAAAAGCCCAGCGTGATTTATCGGGTTCAGCTTGGAAAGCTAGATCCAATGGTCGTAAAAAACGAATGTTAAGCAAGTTGGGTAGAAACATTCAAGTTCATACATCGCCCAATGACGCCAAGGTCACATTTGGCAGTAAACGGGTAGGGCAAATAGCCAGAGCGCATCAAGATGGCATAGCCCAGCGTATGACATCAAGCCAAGCTGCGAAGATGTATGGCACACCAAATTATGATGATGGTGCGACAAGAAAACAGGCCAAAGCATTGCGCGACGCTGGCTATAAAGTTCGAAAGAAACGCGGCAAGGGTTGGAAAACACCAAGCCTAAAGTGGATTACTGAGAATCTTACAATTGGTAAAGCAGGTCTGGTTCTTCGTATTTTACGTGGTAACAAGAAAGGCAAAAGCAGCTGGGATATTAAGCTGGCTGAACGTTCGTTTTTAGGTCAAAGCCAAAGCGAATCAAAACAGTTAAAAAACTACATGTTGGACGAGGCAATGCGCCTCAGCTAAAAGGGTAAAAATATGGCACAAGGTAAGGTTTCCGTAACCTCATTACAAACTGGTAGCGGTGCAACAAAAGAAGTTGAACGCTCTGTTTTATTCATTGGCGTTGGCACCAGTAATCTAGGCAGTATTGTTGCAATTAATGCGCAGTCTGATCTGGATGCGTTAATTTCAGCGAGCGATTCAGCGTTAAAAACTCAATTGGAATCATGGGTTCGCAATGGTGATGATTTAGTTTCTGGTTGGGCAATTCCAATCACCCAAGGTGATGACATTTTAGCATTGATTGATAAGGCGATGGACCAAAACATCAGCCCAGAAATCATTGTTATTACAACACCAGTAACGGGTAAAGCAGAAGTTGAAAGTTATCAAGCAAAAGCACTTGAAATACTATCAGCGCATGCGCGTCGAGTTCGCTTTTTATTGGCTGCACCAGGTTTAGTTGCACTTCAAACATGGGCAGCACATTTGACGGCATTAACCCCATTAATTGATGGCGTGGTTGGTGATCGGGTTGCCGTTGTCCCATTGCTAATTGGTGATGAACTAGGCGGTGTTGCAGGTCGTTTATGTAAGCGCAGCGTCACTATTGCAGATAGCCCAATGCGCGTGCAAACGGGTGCATTATCGCTATTGCCATCACCTATTGATAATGATGGCGCACCACTAACCAGTGCGGTTACTGCGGCATTAGATGCGATTCGATTTAGTTGTGTTCAGTTTTACCCAGATTTTGATGGCACTTATTTTGGTGACGTTAACATGCTTGATGCTGAGGGCGGTGATTACCAGACTATTGAAGCTGGCCGCATCGTTGACAAGGTTGCGCGTCGAGTTCGTATTATCGCGATTTATCAAATCAAGAACCGTCGATTAAACAACTCGCCAAC